GATTTCCCAATCACACCACACCAAGCTGCTTTATGTATGGCGTTGGTCAAGGTTTCTAGGCTTAGTGAAACCCCAGATCATTACGACAGTATCAAAGACTTCATTGCCTATGGATCTGTCTATAAAACTGTGCTTGATGCAGTCCAAGATCAAAACTGGGAGGATTAATTAATGGCTTTCAATTTGGCAGATTATGAAGATGTGGCTACTTTGAACAAATGGTTTATATCCAATTTTCCTCAAGGAAGATCTGATATTTCTGTGATCAGCCATGATGCAGTCAATGGTTATATATTGGTGCAAGCAACTTTGTGGCGAGATAGCAAAGATCAGCAACCATGCGTTTCAAACATTGCTTTTGGTGCACGCGAGAGTTATATCCAAAACATGAAAAAGTTTTATGTTGAAGATACCGCCACATCAGCTCTTGGGAGGGCAATAATTATTCTCAAAGGATCAGACAAAACAGCTACAAAAGATGACATGCGAAAGGTTGATGATGCACCAATTAAAAACATTTATGGCAGAAGTGGCAATTCGCAAGTTATTGAAATGGCACTCAGAAAATCATTTGCAGATGATGCTACGCCAACAAGCGAACCGACAACTTGGTCAGTCGGTGATGTTGCAGAAGCCTTATCGACCAAACCTAAACAGCAAGAATGCTCACATGGCTTAATGATATTAAAAGAAGGAACTGCTAAAACTGGTAAGCCTTATTATGGTTATGTATGCAGCGCACCTAAAGGCAATCAATGCGATGCTAAGTGGGCAGTAACAGCTGCAAATGGCAGTTGGTTCTTTAGAGAGGAGGAATAAATGGGCGAAATGATAATGATTGATGGCTCTGGTTTAACTGCCACTTTTACAGATAACGGAGTTAAGGTAGAACCATCAACAATTGTTTGTGATACTTGCAACGATGACAGATTACTTCATGAGGGCGATCTGCTTCGATGCTATTCCTGTCATTCAATCAATCGAATTCCATAGTGCCAAATTACGAATACGCTTGTGATAGAGAGGGGTCGAGTATTGTATTGGATCTTCCGATGCAGCACGAAATCCCTCTTTGTCAAGTATGTGGCTTTGAATTAACGCGTGTCTACACAGCAGTTCCAGCAGTTTTCAAGGGAACAGGATGGGCTGGTAAAGGTGGTTAAGTTTAGATGCAACTTTTGTTCAGCCAATTCAGAGTTTATCTGGATGGATGGCTACGACACAGCTGATGGATTTAGGGTCTATCAATGCCTCAAGTGTTGCGCTATTGGAACAAAAAATCTAGCAGAATCCACTGACACGCAAGAACCTGTAATTAGATGTAATCAATGTGGATCTTGGCAATTTACAGATCAGGCTTGTCATACTTGTATTTTAGTAAAGGAGCAATAATGGAAACTGTAATTGGTAAAGATGAGTGTTATACGCCGAAATGGGTATTTGACGCTTTAGGTTTAGAATTTGATTTAGATGTTGCAAGTAGTTATCACCCTTTAGTCGAAGTTCCCACAAAACACAGATATACCATTGAAGACGATGCCCTAAGCAAGCCTTGGTATGGTCGTATATGGATGAATCCACCATTTAGCAAGGTAACGCCTTGGATAGACAAATGGTTGGAACATGGAAATGGTTTCTGTTTAGTTCCTACTAGTAGCAATGGAAAATGGGCTAATAAATTATGGGATGCTGATACTGGTTGCCTCTTCTTACCGCCAAATATGTGGTTTGTAGGAGCTAGTGGTCATATAGTCAAACATAGATGGCGTTGTGCCTTATTTGCAATAGGTGATGAAAATATACAGGCTTTAAGAAAGTTAGGTAAGGTTAAAACATGATTAGGACTTGCCGTCTGACCTGCGGTTATGTTAATGAATTTGGAGTCGTATGCTACCCTTAAACGCAAATTCGCTTTCAGAGCGAAAGGGCGATCTGCGAAGCAGAAAGATCGCAAGGTTTGGTTTGGTGATATCTCTGTCATTGGTAATGACAACAGCCTTTCTAAAGAATGATTCCGTTGCATTAGACAAAACAAATCATTACAGACAATGGGCTTTCATACAACTTAACGACTTAGATCAATTTTATTGTTTAGATGAGTTGAATTACAAAGAATCAAGATGGAATCCAAAAGCCAAGAATGGTAGTCATTATGGTATTCCTCAAGGTAGATCAAAATACTTATCAAGAGTTGATGGATACAAACAGATTGATTGGCAATTAAAATACATTGAGAAGCGATACTCTAATCCATGTAATGCGCTCGCTCATCATAAGATTAAGGGATGGTATTGAGTAAATCAGCTTTAAGAGATACTGGATCTACCAGACATTGGCGATCGATTCGCAGTCGAATCCTAAGACGCGATCAGTTCATTTGCCAATACTGTAATCAAGAAGCTACAACTGTTGATCATGTAGTTCCTCGCAGGCTTGGAGGAAATGATAGTGATGAGAATTTAGTTGCAAGTTGTCGAAGATGTAATTTATCTAAGGGTGGGCGTTTTTTTGTGGGCGCAAGGACACCACCGACCCCCCGTTCCTTTTCTAACCCACAAAACACCTCGATCAGCCACGATCAGACTGGATCAGATTGATCAACCTTGAAACAGGCGAGATAAGCGTAGATCAGGCTTATTCAGGATTAGGAGGTGTGCAAACACCGCGTATTCACTCAAAACTTAGTGATTTGCCGTCTAAAGGTCAAGACATCATTGATCTTGCTGCCGAACTTAAGATCAATCTTATGGAATGGCAAAAATTCGTGTGCATTCATGGACACAAAGTCCGAGCCGATGGTCGCTGGGCTCATTCTGAACTTGGTTTAATTATGGCACGCCAACAAGGTAAGTCCACTTTGATGATGCTGAGGATTTTGACAGGAATGTTTGTGTGGGGCGAAGGGTTGCAGCTTGCATCAGCTCACAGACTTACAACTTCACTTGAAACATTTAGACAGATTGTTGGCTTAATTGAAACTAATCCTAAGTTGGAAAAGGAAGTAAAGAAAATCCGGTGGCAACATGGCGCGGAAGAAATTGAATTATTTGGTAACAGGCGGTTTGTCGTAAAGGCTGCAAACAATGCAGCTAGAGGATTAAGCAAACCTGAAACAATCCATCTTGATGAGTTGAGAGAATACAAAGATGAGGATGCTTGGTCATCAATGCGCTACTCAATGATGGCTGCTAAAAATCCGCAGGTATGGATTTATTCCTCAGCTGGTGATCAGCATTCCGTAATCCTAAACAAATTGCGTGAGAGGGCGTTGGTTTCAGCTACAACCAACGATCCGATAGGTTGGTTTGAGTGGAGTGCAGAACCTGATGCTCCGATCTTGCTTCCGTCAGGCGAGATGAACTGGAGTGCATTTGCTCAAGCCAACCCATCATTAGGAATAACAATTCACCCAGATAACTTAAAAGCAGTTATTAACGATCCTCCAGATATTGTAAGAACCGAAGTATTGGCTCAATGGGTAGATACGATCAACTCAGCAATTGATGCTCAAAAGTGGGCAATGTGTCAGATAGATGCAATTCCCCTAGATCCTGAACAACCTACTTGGCTTGGTTTAGATTTAAGTCCAGATCGTAAATTTGGTGCGTTAGTAGCTGCTCAAAGATTATCGGGTGAAAGATTTTATATTCAATTGCTTCATACTTGGTCAAACGATTACAGCTTAAACGATTTAGCGGTTGCAAACGATATTGCGCCCTATGTTAGAAAATACAACACGCAAACTGTGGCTTTTAGCAAAAGAACGAGCATGGCAGTTGCTAGCCGTCTAAATTCTGCCGGAATCCAAATTACTGATATGGATGGGGCTATCTATGCAGAATCGTGTGACAGGTGGCTCGGTGCAATTAACTCACACAGGCTTCAGCATTCGGGGCAAGAGGAATTGACCCAACAAACATTATCAGCTGCTAAATTGCCATTTGGTGATGGATCTTGGATTATTGGAAGGCGAGCAAGTAGGGTTGCAGTTTGTGCATCAGTTGCCTCAGCACTAGTTACTTATTTTGCGACACAACCTGAAACGGAAATAGATATACAAGTCGGATAATTAGCATATATGGTATATTATGTGCTAATGGGATTATTTGATCGTTTTACCACAAAGCAGACAATTCAACCAGTAGATGTTGCTGCTGCGCTTGCACCTTACAACGCACAACAATTAGTTGGCGGAATTTTATTTGGAACAACAACTGCAACTCGTGAACAGTACATGGCAATTCCTAGCGGAGCACGCGCAAGAAATATAATTTGCTCAACAGTCGGATCTTTACCGCTTGAACAATATAATCATTTTACAAATGAACACATAAGACCAAATCGTGTAATTATGCAACCAGATCCAAGAGTTGCAGGTTCTGCTATCTATGCATGGTTGGCGGAAGATATTTTATTATACGGAGTTGGTTATGGAATGATTATGGATGCCTACTCATCAACTGATGCATCAAGAATTAGAGCATGGACAAGAATTGCACCAAACAGAGTATTTGCATCATTAAATGGCAACAGCACAGAAATTGAATACTACACAGTAGATGGCAAAAGAGTTCCACCATTTGGAATTGGTTCTTTAATTGTATTTAACGGATTAGATGAAGGAATACTTAACAGAGCAGGTCGCACAATTAAAGCGGCTGCTGCATTGGAACAAGCTGCTGAAATGTATGCAAAAGAGCCAATGCCACAAATGGTTCTTAAATCAAATGGAACAAATCTAACTCCAGAGCGAATTACAAAATTATTAGAATCATGGAGAGTGTCAAGATCAACAAGAGCCACCGCATTCTTAAATGCCGATGTCGAATTACAAGCATTAGGTTTTGATCCGGCTAAATTACAATTAAATGAAGCACGCCAATATCTTGCATTGGAAATTGCACGCGCAGCTGGCATTCCTGCATCATTCGTGTCAGCAGAAGTTACCTCAATGACTTATAGCACAACAGTTATGGAACGCAAAGCACTTATTGACTTTTCATTACGACCAATCTTAACTGCCATTGAGCAACGCCTGTCCGCTGCGGATTTCTGCCCTAACGGAATCGAAACTAGATTTGACATAGATGATTTCTTGAGAGGTTCAGCATTAGAGCGTGCTCAAGTTTATGAAATCCTAAATCGCATCGGTGCAATGAGCATTGAGCAAATCCAAGAGGAGGAGGACTTAATCCGATGAAGATTAATTTCCCAATAGAAATAACAGCTGCCGATACAAACAAACGCACAATCTCAGGAAAGATAGTTACATGGGATGAGCAAGGTTCAACTAGCGCAGGATTAACAGTATTTGAAAAAGACAGCATTGATTTCTCTAAGCCAGTCAAATTATTGCTTGAGCATGAAAGAACTAAGCCACTTGGAAAACTTGTTGATATAACTGCCACAGATACAGGCTTAGAGGCAACATTTCGTTTGGCTAAAACATTTTCAGCAGATGATGCATTAGAGGAGGCTGCAACTGGGCTTCGTGATGGATTTAGCGTGGGAGTAAAAATTAATGAATGGAAAAATGAGGAAGGCGTGCTAAGAATTAAATCAAGCACACTTCAGGAAGTTTCACTTGTAACAGATCCTGCAATTGACAGCGCAAGAGTAGCTGAGGTTGCAGCTAGTGAAACACCAGAGAATTCCGAAGCAACCGCTGAGGAAACCACAACAAAGGAGAACATAGTGTCAGAAATTACTTCTGAGGCTCCTATCGCAACCGAAGCGGTAGAAGCGACACAGGCTCCAGTTGTAACAGCCAACTACATGGCATACACAAAGCCACGCGTTGATACAAATGTTACAGCAGGACAATATCTAAATGCACAAATCAAAGCACTAGGTGGCGACAATGATGCTCGTGACCTACTTGCAGCATTACAGATTGCAACAGTTACTGAGAACACCGGAACTGTTCCACCAAATTATTTGCGCGATCTCATCGGCATAATTGATTCAAGCCGTCCATTTATCGATTCAATTGAGCGAGCACCACTACCAGCAACAGGAATGAAAATTTTCACACCTAAGTTGGGCACACAAGCAACTGTTGCAGTAACTTCAGAAGGTTCAGAGTTTTCATCAACTGACACCGCTGTTACATTCCAAGAGGACACAATCGTCAAGTTCGCTGGAGCAAATGTTGTAAATGTTGAGTTGTTTGATCGTTCAGACCCAGCATTCGCAGAATTATTGGTTCGTGAGTTAGCTGCATCTTATGCACAAAAGACCGATCAATATGCTGCACAAATTGCATCACAGAATGCAAGTGCATCAACTGGCGCATCAATCTACGCATCAATCGTTGATGGAATTTCTGATTCCTATGGCGTAATGCGCTTTACACCTAACCGACTATTGGTTGCTCCTTCAGGTGGAACAAACGGAATTGACTTTGCTGGATTACTTGCAGCAACAGCTGATAGCCGTCCACTATTTGCAGCAGCAGCACCACAAAATGCTGCCGGCGTGATTACACAAGGATCAACAAACGGCACAGTTGCTGGACTTGATTTAGTTGTAAGCCCTAACTACACAGGTGATGATGCTAACGCCAAGCATGCTTTGGTTTATCCATCACAAGCAATGCGATTCCACGAGAGTGGCACAGTAGAACTTCGTGCCAATATCGTTGCAAACGGACGCATTGAAATTGGTATCTACGGATATGTTTGCGTAGTTAATCGCTACCCAACCGCATTCCGCAAGCTAGCAGTAGCCTAATTTAACTGAGTGCCTGTGGTTGCTCCCGATCACAGGCATCCATTAATGGGAGTTGAGAGAGGAACTTATGCCTACAATTATAACCGCAAGTCAATTGCGTTCCGTATTGGGTGTAAGTTCCGCTCTTTATGATGACACTTATCTAAATCAAATTATTGACACAGCAGAAACAGTTATTCTGCCAATGCTAGTTACATTCAAAGCACCAATCGAGAAAGTATCGCTGTCAGACAATGTTGCTACATTTACGACATTGGGAATACATGAATTTACGGAAGGACAATCAGTTGTTATCACAGGATGCGGATCGCCTTACAACGGAACAAGAGCAGTCTTGGCAGATAATCTTGGACAATATACCTTTTCGCAATCGATCACTAATGCCGATATACTCGAAGCTAATGTCATCCCATCCGGAACTGCTGCCCTATCTGGCGCATCAACTTATGTTGGAAACGCAGCTGTTCAATCAGCCGTCTATACAGTTTCAGTCGAAGTCTTTCAAGCCCGACTTGCAGGCGGAGGACAAATCGAAGGAGTAGATTTTACTGCAACTCCTTTTAGAATGGGCAGAAGTTTATTCAATAAATGTGTGGGCATATTGGGAAGTTACATAGACACCGAAAGCATGTGTCAATAAATGCCTAACGAAACAATTCTTCAACAGATCCGCACACCTTTAGCAACTGCCTTATCTAGTGTTGCAGGAAATGTTTATGCGTTTGTGCCTGAAACAGTTATTCCTCCAGCTGTAGTAGTTGTTCCGGATAGCCCATATTTAGAATTTGAAACAATAAACAAAAGCAATATCAGAGCAAAAGTTAATTTTACAATATCAGTTGCAGTTGCTTACAACAGCAATCCTGCATCACTTGATAACATTGAGCAGTTAGTTATTAGCGTTCTGGCAGTAATTCCAGCAGGATATATTGTCAGCTCGGTCGAAAGACCAACAGTTACCACAGTCGGAGCATCGACTTTGCTTATTGCAGATGTTCGAGTATCTACCTACTACACACGCACAGTCTAAGGAGAAATCATGGCAACCACAGTAATCACCGGTCGCGATATTTCGTTGTCTTTCACAGGTGGAACAGACATCGAAGCACAAGCAACCAGCGCAGTTTTAACAAAGGTTT